GTGTTACTGAAGAATTGTTGGTATCAGTTGATCCAACAAACGAACTAATTAGAAAGAACAAAAAACAGAAAGTTGAAACTAGCTGTTTATGTCAATTTGGGAATAGTCCTAATAGCGATAATATGTGCTTATATCACTTTAATGAGAAGATGAATCAGGCTAAGCCTCATCATAAAATGTTTGATTGGGCAAAGAAACATCAAGTACATGCTTGTTTTTTGCATGATTTTTATAGTGGATATTGTTTTTATTGTAACGAAAGTAATAAAAAATAAGTCATCGTTTATTAATAATACGAGAATCAGACCCTGTAATTGTAACGGGTCTTGAAAAACTTTTTGGATTATGTTTGTATTCTGCAGCAGAATGAACTTGATCAGAGATCGAAGTGTTTTGTGTATTCATTGGAATAACTAAAGTAGGAGTTTTTGAGTTGTTTTGATGTCTTCTTACGTAAGATATCGAGATATCTTCGAAGACTTCTTGAGCCATTTCGTTGATCCATAGGTCACATTGTTCACGAAAGACAGTTAATTTTGAGAATGGTTCTTCTACCGAAGATACATCCATATGTTTTTGTGATACAGGTTCTTCCTCAGAGTCTGAGATAGAGAAATCTATTTTACGTTTCACTGATTTCTTACTAGATCTTGGAGGAGATTGTGCGTGTTTAGATTCCATGATGGTCACGTGAACACATGATATGCACGAGTAGGTCGTGGAACTCACGTGATATTGTGTACGATGCCACGGATTGCTAAATCACGACCTTACAAAAGACGGAAAATTATTTACTCTGCCCCTAGGAAGGGTGCATACAGAGGTTATGGCAGTTATGGTGGATCCAAGAAGAAGTACTCTAAACGCCGTGGTGTTAGAGGTAATGAGGATGAGACAGTATATGTCAAAAAAGAGAAGAAGGAGAGACCATGGTATTCGCAAGCATGGGATGTTACGAAAGATATAGCAAGTGTTGTTGGTCCTCTGCTTCCCTTAATAGCATTGGGTACTGCCTACTATAAGGATAGAAGTAGAAGTGGGAGGAATTTGTTTTCAAATATGCCTGGCAGTATGGATAGTCTCAAAAGAGATATTGATAGTGAAAAGTATAATATGGCAGTTGAATCACAGCGAGCTGCAAGGAAATCAACTGATTATACTACAACATTATATCCAACTGAAAATAGAATGTCGGTTATGTCAAACCGTTATTTTCCGAAAAAGTTCTCTAGTTATATTCAATCTATGAAGATGAGAACAGCCGGAAGGCCTAGATCTATTAAAAATATAATGACGCGTCCTAAAGGAAGCCCTATGAAGAGACTAAAACACTAATTGTATTATACTAATAAATTAGGGTTTGGTGACTACGAAGTGTCGAAAAACAGTTTATTGGGTGGACCGAATGATACAGAATTACCAAGCATTGTTAACAGTAACTCTGGAGTTATCATTAGGCACAAGGAGTATTTGGGAGATGTGTTTAACACAAATGTCTTTACCAATACGGTATTTCCTATTAATCCCGGATTACAAGGAACCTTCCCTTGGTTAAGTCAAATAGCTAATTCATTCGAAGAATATGAATGGAGAGGTTTAATATTCCAGTACCGAAGTATGTCTTCTGATACTCTACTGAGCAGTGGAGCATCAACAGCATTAGGTACTGTTGTAATGGGAACACAATATGATGTGTTAGATGATCCCTTTTCGACGAAAAGTCAAATGGAGAATCATGTTTGGAGTAGCTCGAGGAAACCGAGCTTAAGCTTCTTACACCCTATTGAATGTGCAAGAGGGCAGAATAGTGTTACACGTTTGTACACTAGACCTGGAACCCCACCTACTGGCGGTGATCCTAGGTTGTATGATTTGGGTAACTTTCAAATCGCAACACAAGGTATGCAGAACACAAATACTGGTGTTATAGGTGAATTGTGGTGTAGTTATGAGATTGAGTTTTACAAATCTCAAGTACAGAAACCAGGTGCTAACCAGTTGATGGACCATTTTGTATTAACTGGTCCATTCGATGGGAATTTACATATATTGGATACATCAGCACAAATACAAGGTGGATCTAATATATTTTGTGATGTAACCGGAAGTAAAATTACCTTCCCTGCTACCGCACCGATAGGAAGGTATGCAGTATTTATAGGTCACTCCACAACAGCAGATGTAGCGGATCCTTTTGTACCTATACCTACTGGTACATTAACAAATTGTACATTAGTTGCAGATCAGCATGCAACGGATCAAGCTGGAACACCAACAACATTGTTTTGGGCAAGCTTTTGTGCAGCAGAAACTAATAGAGCATTTGATGTTATGTGTTACTTTGAAATTGATTTGTTAAAAGTAGGAGCTGTTATTAATTTTAATACAAATGGAAGTACTCTTATTGACACAGATGCTACTGGTGATTTACGCATCTGGTTAATCAATAGTGATGTGTTTTGATTAATAAATTAAGTTTAAATTTATCAAGGGGGGGAGTACATGGAAAGGTCATGGAGAATACATGGAGTATTTATCAAGGGGGGGACCCCTTGCGATTTTATAGGAATTCTAGATTTTATATTTATTTTCTATGTCCGAAACTGGGCGTGGAGTTTCTATCATTGCGAAGCACGATGCATGAAAAAGAATTCATGGGGGTTTGCATCTGTATCATCTGATTTGAATCGATGTATAATGCAAAGCACTGGGCGGGATGCACGTTGAATAATTATACAGATGAAGATGTGGAGTGTATAATAACACATGTTAGACCTGAAGCGTCTTATTACGTGTTTGGAATTGAAAGAGGTGCTAGTGGTACACCTCATTTACAGTTTATGGTTAGCTTTAAGAAACAGAAGAGGTTAACGGCTTGCAAGAAGTTATTTGCCACAAAGACAAGTCATTGGGAAATGAAATCTAGACATAGTACTATGCTAAGATCAAGCAATTATTGCAAGAAAGGTATGCAAACAAAAGAAGAGTGGGATTTGTTGCATGAAGATGGTCCTAATTTTGGTTTGGAAGCGAGCTTTGTTGAATATGGTACGCTACCGCTTGATCAACACGTCGCTGGTTGTCAAACTATTAGACAAGAGTGGGAACAAACACGAAGAGTGTGTGAAGAAGGTTTAATTAATGAAGTGTGTAGTGAACATTATATTAAGTATTATGGTACTCTTCAAAAGATTGTTGTTGATCATCGGGGTATTCCCGATGATTTAAGTTGGAATGATAATAGCACCCCTAATGAATGGATTTACGGTCCCACAGGGACTGGTAAATCGCGTAAGGCGCGATCCGAAAATCCAGGGTGCTATATTAAGATGGTTAATATATGGTGGGAGAATTATAATGATGAAGAGTGTGTATTGATCGAAGATATCGATAAATATCATGTTAAATTGGGTGGTGATTTAAAGATTTGGGGTGATAGGTACGGATTTAGAGGAAATCGTAAGTTTAGTTCTGTGGTGTTGAGACCACAGAAAATTGTAGTGACAAGTAACTACAGAATTAGAGAAATTTGGACTGATCCTCAGACTTATGAACCTTTAGAGCGAAGATTCAAAGAAATTTATATTGGTCCCATCAGACCTCCACCGTTAACGGTGTGGAGTGTTGTTGCACAAGCATTCATCTCAACATATGATGTTGTTAATGAGAAGGAGCCTCTTGGTCCTTCTAATTTTAAGTAAATTGTTTCTTAAAGTCAAATAAATTTTGTACGAGTCTCGTAACAAGCGGATAAAGTTTCGGTTGTCCAAAACTCTTACCCGTCCGAGGCGTAAAAAATTTTTTTGGGCGTAGCCGCCCAGGGGGACAGCTACGCCTCTCAGCAAAGATTTGAAGCGCACGTGCTATCGCACGAGCGCTTCAAATCTTCGCTTCGACGGAGGGGGGTAATACTAGTCCGCCTTGCGGACGACCCCCCTCCGGCGTGCCTTTCGGCACGCGTTATATATAGCTCCTCATGTCGTCCGGTGGTACCGGCTTCTGCATGAGTCGGATGTTTATTTACATCCCTTACATTGGTTATAAAATCCACCATACATATTGTTCTTTCGCCAATATGCTAGTTGTTCAGGGGTATCAGGAATATCAGTAGGGTCCCAAGAACCATTTGTTTTGGTGTATGATATACCATTTATTATTGTGTGATTACTATTTTCAGGGAAAGAATAATCACCATATCCCTTGATTTTTTGGTGATGACCATAGATAATATCAACGTTTATTGGTCGACGTTTGAGTTTTCTAGGTGCATGTTTGAGTTTACGTGGTGCATGTTTAAGAACAGTAATACGTGCACGTTTTTGTGGTGCACGTTTAAGAATACGAGGTATCTTTGTATTCCATGACTTCCAAGGTTTGGTAAGTGCTCGTTGTTTGAATTTGTACGTACGTGGGTGGTATACTTCGTTTTGATAATCCCAGCGAGTACGACCAACAGGGTAAGTAGGACCAGAATTAACATTCTTACCATATTCACCTGGTTTCCAGAAGTTGTCTAGATTAAAATTCCAGCCACCATGAGATGTCATGTTCACACTCACGTGTTGACATGTGTGTTCACGTGAATGACTTCTGAGAGGGAAGATGCCTCAATCCACAGATGTAATGAGTTGGCGTCATCTGGCGTTTATGAGCGCAGTGAACCTAGTATGGTTTACTGTGATGGCAATTTGGTGGGATTGAGTAAGAAGATTACACAAGAAGATGTGGATAAGATCTTAAGTGTTACTGAAGAATTGTTGGTATCAGTTGATCCAACAAACGAACTAATTAGAAAGAACAAAAAACAGAAAGTTGAAACTAGCTGTTTATGTCAATTTG